TTACAAGTAATGGTAGCTGAAAAGAAAATTAAAAATCGTGCAAAAGACGATTTTATGTCCTTTGTCAAAGCTGTGTGGCCCGAGTTTATAGAGGGTCCTCACCATAGAGTTATAGCAAAAAAATTTAATGACCTTGCAACAGGTAAAATTACAAGACTAATTGTTAATATGCCACCAAGACATACTAAGTCTGAGTTTGCATCTATATATTTTCCTGCTTGGTTCATTGGTAAGTTTCCTAAGAAAAAAATAATGCAGGTATCACACAATGCAGAACTATCTGCAAGATTTGGTGCTAAGGTTAGAAATTTAATTGATAGCAAGGAGTATAAAGAAATCTTTGGAGATGTTAAACTAAGAGAAGATAGTAAGGCTAAAGGCCGATGGGAGACAAATCACGGGGGTGAATATTTTGCAGCGGGGGTTGGCGGTTCGATCACAGGACGAGGGGCGGATTTACTTATTATCGACGATCCACACACGGAACAAGATTCTTGGTCAGACTCTGCAATGGAGAGAACTTTCGATTGGTATCTTTCAGGGCCAAGACAACGTTTACAACCCAAAGGTTCAATTGTACTTGTAATGACTCGTTGGGCCGAGGACGATTTAACAGGCAGATTAATTAAATCACAATCAGAACCTAAGGCAGATAGATGGGCACATATTTCTTTTCCTGCAGTCTTAGAAGATGACAATCCTGTATGGCCTGAGTATTGGTCAAAAGAAGAATTAGAAAAAGTTAAAGCTTCGTTGTCCGTGCGTAATTGGTCGGCACAGTATATGCAAGAACCTACATCTGAAGAAGGAGCGATCTTGAAGCGTGAATGGTGGCAACCTTGGAAAGGAGACTTACCTGTTTTAAAACACGTTATACAATCTTACGATACAGCGTTTAGTAAAAAAGAAACTGCGGATTACTCAGCCATTACTACTTGGGGAGTATTCACGCCTCACGAAGGTCAAGCTGATGCGATTATGCTAATAGATGCAATAAGAGGTAAATTTGATTTTCCTGAATTAAAAGCAATCGCATTAGAACAATATAAATATTGGGAACCTGAAACTATCATCGTTGAAGCAAAAGCCACGGGCCAACCCCTAATACAAGAATTACGTCGAATGGGTATACCGGTTATGGATTATGTGCCTTCAAAAGGCAGAGATAAGTTTTCACGTGTAAACGCTGTAGCCCCTATATTTGAGAGTGCACAAGTCTATTTTCCTGATGGAGAGAAATTTGCCGAGGAAGTTATTGAAGAATGTGCTGCCTTTCCCCACGGAGAAAATGATGATTATGTTGATAGCACTACACAGGCTATGTTAAGATACCGACAAGGTTATTACGTTTCAACATACTCTGATGAAGAGGAAATTGAAAAGTATAAAGAAAAGAAGTATATATACTATTAGGAGAACATATGTCAAAAAAATCTAGAAGAAACATTAGGAAAGCTTTAATGGCTGGAGTAGCATTAGCAGGTTTATCTAAACTTGGTGAAAAAGCGGCTCTTACAGAAGATGTATCAAAAGCAAAAGCTATGAAAGCAACCGAAATGAATAAAAGAAGAGTACCGGCTTTTATTAAAAAAAGAGGAGCAGGTATGGGCAAAGCATTTTTACCTAAAGGTAACTTACAAGGGCAAGACTTTGGATTAGATCCATTCGGCCCAGGTATGGGAGCTAAAGCTGGTAAGATGATTAGAGCCAAAGGCGGAAAAGAAATCGTAGGCAAAAAAACAAAATTATATTAATGGCTGAAGTTGATAAAACGATAGAGGAGACGGTAGAAGAAACTACTAGTCCAAATGAAGAAGTCGTATCTGTAGAATTGGAAGAGCAAACTGATGAGAGATCAGATGCTGAGAAGATGAGAGATGCTGCTTCTTTAGAAGCAAGTTTTTACAAAAACATAGCGGAAGACTTGGATGCTGTCGTTTTATCTAACCTGTCCAAACAATTAGTCGACGATTACAAAAGAGATAAAGTTTCCAGAAAAGATTGGGAAGAAGGTTATAGAAATGGTTTAGACTTACTTGGTTTTAAATACCAAGAAATGACAAGACCATTTAAAGGTTCTGCTTCTGTTACACATCCCCTTTTAGCAGAGGCAGCAACACAATTCCAAGCACAAGCATACAAAGAATTATTACCAAGCGATGGCCCTGTAAGAACTAAAGTTATGGGTGAAGAGACATCAGAAAAATTAGAACAAGCAACTAGAGTTCAAGAGTTTATGAATTATATGTTGATGGAGAAAATGGAAGAGTACACTCCTGAGATGGATCAATTATTATTTTATTTACCATTAGCAGGTTCAGCATTTAAAAAAGTTTATTATGATGAAGTAATGCAAAGAGCAGTATCTAAATTTGTACCTGCTGAAGATTTAGTTGTGCCTTACTATGCATCAGATTTAATGGATTGTGAAAGAATCACTCACGTGATTAAGATGAATGAAAATGAAATTCTAAAAAAACAAAAGTCAGGTTTCTACAGAGACATAGAATTAAAACCTGTACAAGCAAACATTAGTGATATTGAAAAAAAATACCAAGAGTTAGAAGGTATAACTCCATCAGGGGACAAACAATATACATTTAATGTTTTAGAAATGCACGTTGATTTAAATTTAGATGAGTATTTATACAACGAAGCTGAGAAACAAGTTAAAATTCCATACATAGTTTCTATTGATGAAGGCTCAGGAGAGATTTTATCTATCTATCGTAACTATAATCTTAACGATGAACTAAAAAATAGAAACGAATACTTTGTACATTTTAAATTTTTACCAGGTTTAGGCTTCTATGGCTTTGGTTTAATCCATATGATAGGTGGATTATCAAGAACAGCTACACAAGCATTAAGACAATTGCTTGATGCAGGGACATTATCTAACTTACCGGCAGGATTTAAGTCTAGAGGTATAAGAATTAGAGACGATGACAAGCCATTTCAACCAGGTGAGTTTAGAGATATCGATGCTCCAGGTGGAAATATCAAAGATCAGTTCCAAATTTTACCTTTCAAAGAGCCATCAGGCACATTATTTCAATTATTAGGTTTTGTTGTTGGTGCAGGACAAAGATTTGCAGCCATAACAGATATGGATGTAGGTAGTGATGCACAAAATAGAGCAGTCGGAACTACAATTTCCTTACTTGAGAGAGGATCAAGAGTGATGTCAGCGATACATAAGCGTTGTTACTACTCAATGCGTAAAGAATTTAGGTTATTAGGTAAAATTTTCTCTACTTTTCTACCTCCTGTGTACCCATACTCAGTATATGGCGCAGATCAGATGGTAAAAGTACAAGATTTCGACGATAGAGTGGACGTAATTCCTGTTGCTGACCCAAATATTTTTTCGATGGCGCAAAGAGTTACATTAGCAAACGAAAATCTTAAGATTGCGCTGTCTGCTCCACAAATTCACAACGTAAGAGAGGCATATCGTAGAGTTTACGAAGCATTAGGTACAAAAGATATTAATCAACTGTTACTTCCTGATCCAAAACCAATGCCAAAAGACCCTGCAACTGAGAATATGGAAGCATTACAGATGAAACCTTTATTTGCTCTACCTCAACAAGATCATAACGCACATATCAATGCACATAGAGCTTTTATGGCTACAAGAATGGTACAAATCAATCCTGTAGTTTACGCAGCATTGCAAGGGCACATATCAGAACACGTAAGTTTAAAAGCACAAGGTGAGATTGGTGCAATGGTTGCAGATAATTTAGAAATGCAACAACTTATGCAAGATGATCCACAAGGAGCGCAAGTACAAATTGATGCTTTGATAGCAACTAGGATAGCAGAACTTACTGCTGAGTTAGCAAGAGCCGAAGCTGAGTCACAAGGTGATCCTTTAATTAAATTAAAAGAAAGAGAATTAGATTTGAAAGCTATGGATCTACAAAGAAAAGCAACTGAAGGAGTTGTTAACTTTGATTTGAAAGAGGAGTTTGGACAAGAGAAGATAGATCTAGAAAAAATGAAATTAGAAAATTCTGAAGATCAACATAATGAGAGAATAAAAGTTGCTCAACAAAAAGTTGATATAATGAGAAAAAGAAATGACAAAACAAAAAAATAAAATAAAAAAAGCAAAGAAATTATTAAATAAACTTGCGCCTAAAGGAGAACGTTTAGCTTATATTAATGAAAGAGAAGCTAAAATGTTAAAAAAAGCAGGTGGTTTAGGTAAAGATATAAATAACACAGGAATTAAAAGTTACGTTGACTTTGGAGGGCCAGGTGAAGGGTACGGCACAGCGTCAGACACCTTTGGTGCAGCAAGTGGCGCTACACCATCAGGGCCAAGCAGAAGTGATTTTAGCGGAGGAGATAGTGGATACACAAGCCCTAAAGGAAAAGGCCCTGAAAAAACTGTGTCAGTCGGAGGATCAGGCACAAAAGGTGGTGGTAGTGGCACGATGGCTGCACTAAGTGTTATTGGCAAAACAGCTTTTGATGTTTCAGGATTAGGTCTAGCTTATAAATATGGCAAAAAAGGTTTAGAAACAATACAACAAAAACTAACACCACAAGTAAAAAAAGACACTGCTCAAGCTAGATTATCAGGATCATTTACAACAAAATATCAAATGAAAAGACAGCCAACTGTAGATCTAGGTGGTGGAGGCGATAATCAACCAATTCAACCTTTAAAAATTACAACAATAATAAATGCACAACAAACTAAACCTACTTTTTCTGCAAATAAATTTTTTCCATTTAAAGCATATAATGATGGAGGCGGTGTAAAATCAGGCCCTCCTCCTAAAAGTGGGCCAAATTCACAAGTGCCACCTGTAAAAATGAGAAACGGCAAAATGACAAAGA